TGATAACTTCGAAAAAAGCATCCCGACGATCAAACGGAATTTAGAGGATGCAGGAGAAAAGGTAGGGAATTTTGCCAAAGGGGTCATGGAACTGGGAGACTGGATGATTGAACACGGTGACGTGATCGGAGGTGGCCTGGCAGCGATCGGAACCACCATCGCCACCATGAAGCTGGCAAAAACAGTCACAGGTGTTGCAACTGCCATCAACGGTTTGAGGATTGCTATGATGAGTAACCCTATAATGGCAGCCATAGGCCTCACTGCATTAGCGGGCGGTGCTTTGGCTGGTCTGTCAACGCAAATAAAAATAGCAAAAGAAAAGGCAAAAAAACAGAAATTAAACGAAGCGTTTGGGGATATTACTCTTTCAATCGAAGAGCTTAAAGAAGCTGCGCGGCAGATTGTAGGAGAAAAAGACCTTGAAAACTTTGCAAAAGCCATGGAAGAGATTGAAAAAGTATCAGATATTTCCGATGGAATAGAAAAAAGTGCACAAACCATTGACCGGATGATATGGAAAGTCGGAGTTGGAATACAGTTGACTGATACAGATAAAGAATCCTTCAAAGCCGCCATTGATAACACGGTACAGGATAGCATTGCCTTAGTGGAGCAGGCTCAATATACGGCCCAAATCAGTATTAATACGTTATTTGGCGAAAGTGACGCGACTGGAAATCTTATACTTCAAGGACTTAATGCGATGTATGGAAACATAAATACAGAAGTCAGCAGACTTGGAAAAGAACTTGGAGAAAAATACAGCGAAGCCATGGGAGACGGAATTATTGATATTGACGAAGCGGAAGCAATAAGAGGTATGCAGGAAAAACTTGCAAAGATAACGGAAGAGGTCACAGCATCACAGCTGGAAGCAAAACTGGAACGAATCCAATTACAATACAGCGGAAAGGAATTGGACGCTGAAACGTTCCAAAATCTACAAGCAGAGATACAAGGCACGTTATCGGAGATGTCCGCAGCTGCATCCAAGTCATACGATTATACTCTTAGCGGTCTAAAATTGCAACTTGATAGAAGCAGGTCAGGAGAAATAGCAATAACTGACCCTGAGTATTTAACGCAAACGATGTATGATCAGGCAAAAGAACAGCTTGATGCACAGCTTCTTGAAAAACAGTTGGAAATTGACGCAAAAGGGATGCGTTTTCAGACGGATTCTATTATCGAAGCTTTTGACGAAACTGTCGGAGAAATTGTTCCACAGATGGGGGAGAACTTAGGCACTGCAATGCGTGAAACTATAAACTATATCGGGTGGTCGAAAAATGCTCTGAATGCCTGGGACCCTGAGCAGGTTACACAGTGGCTTGGTCTTGATGAATTAGATCAGGCAACCAGAGATGCGATAAGCGAATTGTGGAAAGGAATGGAGCCAGATTTCAATGATTTGGTTAAGATCAAGCGACAATATGAAGCTGCCGGGGCGGAAATACCTACCGAAATAGTTGAGGGAATTAATAAGGCTGCAACGATTGGAATTCTTGCAGGAAGTACAGATGCACTATGGGTTGCAATGGGAGAGACAGCCAGAACAAGTCCAGAATACGAGGCTGCACTTACTTCTATGATGGAAAGCGGAGTCTATGTAGTGGATACGCTTGCAGAGGGAATAGAGAGTAATGAAAAAACTGCAAAACAAGGAATTGAAAACTTGCACAAGGTCACAGATATGGAACTTAGAAAAACATTCAATGACTTTACGGTAAATCCGAGATTATTCATCAATTATTCTGTATCAGAAACATTTTCGCCACTTAATTCGCCGGAAGGGTCCAAAATAAATGGCTACGCAACCGGCGGAATCGTAGAAGGGAAACAGCTGGCATGGATAGCAGAGGAAGGCCCAGAAGCAATTATCCCTCTTGATGGCTCCCAGAATGCAAAATCAATTTGGGAGGAGATCGGAGAGCGAATGGGACTTCTGGAAGAAGAAACCGGAACAGGCGGCACGGGCGCGGCCTATACCGCCGATGCAGGTAACTCTAACGCCTATCATGGAAACACATCAGCCAACAATGAAAGCCAGATCATCTATTCTCCGACATACCAGATATATGGAGCGACTGAGGAGACGGTCCGGCGGGCAACCAATGATGATTACGCACAATTTGAAGCCTTTATGCGCCGGCATGAGAAAGATAAGGCACGCCTGTCATTTAAAGGAGGGTGAGGTTTATGAATACATATACCACAGTCAGCGGACAGACCTGGGACCAGATTGCTTTTGAAGCCTATGGCAATGAATATTATTGCGACCGGCTGATGGATGCGAACCGGGACAAGCTGGAATACTTTGTTTTTCCTGCAGGAATTACCTTAAACCTTCCGGATAAGGAAAGCCTGGCCGCCACGATCACGGCAAATGATTATCCGGCATGGAGGGCAGTGCTTAATGACTAATGCAAGATATGCAAGCTGTGAAGTTCTTTATGACGGTAAAGAGATTGGGCTTTCCGATAAGCTGGAGAGCTTAAGCTATACCGATAATGCATCCGGCACCTCAGATGAAATATCCCTTACGTTTTGTGGCAGGGATAAGGATTGGTTAAGGGACGAGTTTGTCCCGGAAAAGGAGCATGATTTAGACATAACGATCTGGCTTCATAACTGGCAGCAGGAGGGGGATTTACTGAAGTATCATTGCGGGAATTTTACGTTAGATGATATTACCTACTCAGGAAGCCCATATCAATGCGTCATAAAAGGCGTTTCCGCGCCGGCGGCAGAATCCTTTCAGATCGATCCGGTTTCAAAGACCTGGCAGAAAGTAACCTTAAAGCAGATCGCCCAGGAGATCATGAATAAATACGGACTGACCAATTTATATTACTGGGGAGCAGAACCGGTCATTGAATCCATTGAACAGGATAATCAGACGGACAGCGCTTTTTTATATGATGTCTGCGAGAAACAGGGAATGTTCCTGAAAATCTACAAAAAGTCGCTGGTAATCTTTGATAAAGCCTACTATGAATCAAGAGGGATTACGGCCCGCTTTACCGAAACCGACTTTGATGGTACCTGGGAATGGAACAGCACCTTACACGGCACCTATACGGGAGCAACAATCTCTTATACAATCCCAAGACCAAAAAAGGGATATAAAAAAGGAGATAAGGCGCAGGTAATTAATATTACCGTGGGCACAGGCCCGCGGCTTTTGCACATCAATGAAAAGGCAGACAGTGAAGGAGAAGCGCAGCGGATCGCAAAATCTAAAGTGAATGCAGAGAATGAAAAGGCCGTAACCCTGTCTTTTGCGGCTCTGGGAAATCCGAACATAGTCGCAACCTGCAACATTGAGATATACGGCATGGGACGGATTGACGGTAAGTATTTTGTGGACAAAGTAACTCATAATGTATCAGGCGGAAGCGGTTATAACATGAATGTATCTGCTTACCGTATCTTTGACAGATTATAAGGAGGACGCCTATGGCAGACAATGGCATAAGGGTAGGGTTTATCAGTTCTTATAATGCAGCAGCCGGTACCGCGTCAATCTATTATCCGGACCGCACCGGCAATATAACTGCAGAGCTTCCTGTCTTTTCTCCCTGCGGTCTTTTGCAAAAGCTGGAAAAGGATGAAGAGGTCTGGGTCCTGCATCTTCCGAATGGATCGGCAGCAGGGCTTGTTATGGGAAAATGCTCAGCTGAGGGAGATACTCCTAAGGCAAGTATTTATACAGAGAATGACAGCCTTACGTTAAAGGATCCCTCTGGAATCTTTACCCTTGCCCAGCTCCTTGCATTAAAGGCCCAGGTGGATTCCCTGCAGGACTGGGTAGAGAGATTGCAGGCCCAGGTAGACGCTCTGGAATGATGCAGATAAGGCGGAAAGGAAATACAAATGGCTACAATAGGAAATTGGGGAGACATCGTAAAGTTCCAGACGAGTGACAGAAGGATCCTTACTTTAGACAAGCTAAAATACAGCACGGCAGTAAGGGTCCAAAAGCATAACTTAATAAACGGATGGCCCATTGTGGAATTTGTTGGGCCGGATCTTCAGGAAACCACTTTTACAATTGAACTGAATGCATTATTGGGAGTAAGGCCAAGGGAAATTGAAGATAAGCTCTGGTACAGCATGATCGATGGCATAGCGGCTCCTTTGGTGCTTGGGGGCAGGAATGTATGCGCAAGGGCTATGCTTACAAAAATGAGCGCCTCTTACAACGTCATTTTAAAACGGGGAGAGATATTTTCAGAAACCATAGACTTATCAATGATTGCTTCTTATCGATAAAGGGAGGAAACAGATGCAGCTTGACTTATTGACCCAGGGAGATATATCTGAGCTCAACGACATTAAAAAGAATATGAATAACCTGTTAAGCATACCGGCCGGATCGATTCCTCTGGCAAGGGGACTAGGGATCAGCTGGGCCAACCTTTCAAAGATCAATCCGGATTTAGAAAATGACTATGCAACGGAAATTGTAGAAAAAATGGCAAAATATGAGCCGAGGGTTTCCGTCAGCCAGGTTACCTTTTCTTACAACGATGCGGGTGAAGCAGTCGTTCACATAGCGATAGAAGGGGGTAGAACCTATGGCGGCCGATGATTTGAAACCGATTGAAGATTATCCGGAAATCAGCTTCATAGATAATTACACAATAAAGCAGCTGGAAGAGGATATGGTGAACTGGTTTAAGGAGAAGAAAAAGGAACAGACCGGCGAGGAGGTTGTTCTTGCAAAAGCGGATGACCGCCGGCTGATCCTTCAGGCAGGAGCATATTATCTCTACCATGTCTATATGTTCGTGGATAACGCCGGAAAAATGGGATTGTTAAAATACAGCCAGGGAGAATATCTGGAAAATTTAGGGGCCTTAAAACATATATACCGGGAGGGGGCGAAAGGAGCCACTGCAACCATACGATTTTCTATGGAGGATCCGAGAACCACAACCACCGGCATACCGAAAGGAACCAGGCTCACTGCCGGAGACGGTATATTTTTTGCCACGGATGAATACTGTGAGATCCCTATTGGAGAAACGTATATTGATGTGGATGCGACCTGCAGCACACCCGGAAGCTCCGGAAATGATTATGATATCGGAGATCTGTCCACAATGGTTGACCCGGTTCCGTTTATTGATAATGCAGCCAATATCACAAAACCGGAAAATGGTGCAGATATAGAAGATGATGAATCATTAAGGCAAAGGATATACATTGCCCCGGCATCCTATTCAACGGCAGGAACGGAAGCGGCTTATGTATACTTTGTAAGAAAATTCAACCAGGGTATATCGGACGTTGAGGTAACAAGTCCGGAACCGTGCCTTGTCAGAGTGAGATATCTTCTTAAGGATGGGGAGATCCCAGGTCCTGAATCAATGGATGAGTTAAGGGAATATTTAGAGCAGCCGGAGATTCGGCCATTAACAGATTT